GTATCAATTCACCATTAACAACAAAAGCACCTGCGGAGCCTGTATTAACACCTAGAGCAGTAACTACTCCTGTGCCAGTAGTAACTGTAGCAGGAGCAGCGCCAGCACCACCACCGACAACAATAGCGTTTGCAGTTAATGCGCTAGATGATGTCCAAGTTGAGCCACTACTAAAATACGGAACACCGCCAGACGTACCTGCAACAGTAAGCGCAGGAGTAGTTGTTGCTGTAGCTACAGATACAATACCGCCTGTCCAGCCTACAGTTGAAACGCAATTACCAAACGATAATGTGCCAGATCCATCTGTTTTAATAGCTTGACTGCTTGTGCCATCAGCCGTAGGCATTGTCAGCGTATAGTTTGCAGCTAACGTAGTAGGTGCTTGCAATGCAACATAGTTAGACGAGTCAGAATCAGATAGTCTGACATCACCTTGAGCCAAAACAGTAAGATTACCGCCAACAGTAAAGCTATCGCCGTCTGTACCTGACTGCTGATTCTTGAGTTGCGACATAAGCTCACGAATAGCGTTGTTAATGCCGCTAGGAGCGCAACCTTCCGCAATGTTAATACTGTCAATATCAGTATTTAACGCAGGGTTTGTGTCGAATTCACTAATCTTTGTCTTTGCCATTATTGACCACCATAAATTTGTTGGAGTTCTTCAGAAGTAATCTGTGGAGAAAGCAAACCACGAGTTGCGGTAATAGCAGGATAAGGTGAAGCAGGTGGCTTAGTCATTACACCGGAGCGCATCATGTTAGCCAAATCCTCGACACTTCCTTTTCTCATTTTAGTAGCCGCAATTCTTGATAAAGTAGTAGCGGCAGCTATTGGCAGTCCAATTGTAGGCTCATACATTGCAGCTCCACCAGAAAAAGCACCACTAACAGGGCCAGTAGGTGCAAATCTACCAAAGAATTTAAGTATATTTTGAGCATCACCACCTTTAGCAGCGGCTCTAATTGCATCTCTTTCACCAGCAGTAAACAAGCGCATCTTCTTATCATTTTTAGCTAACTGACGCAATTGCTGTGCAAGTGAATTCTCAGAGCCAGATGCCGTAAACTTACTAACGTCTAATTGAGCATTTTCAAGCATCTTTTCAAATACTTCGCCCTTCATTAACTTTGAGTATTCACCTCGTGCTTGTTTCCATGCTTCAGCGCCACTTTTAGCGTCACCAACCATAACATCTTTAGCTGGTGCATTTAATACATAATCATCAAATTTGTCTTTTAAGATAGTGGCAATGCGCTTTTCAGCAGGATCAATACTAGCCTGTGCATTTGTGATAATCTTACGCAAAGCCTGTAACTCCACAAAATCCTTTGGTCTAGGATTAAGTGTCAATTCTTTAATAGCTGCTTCAACTTTAGGGTATCCAGTAGGCGTGTAACCTTCATTACGAAGATCAACAGATATATCACCCATCTGCTTGTTGAACCTAAAAGGATTCAGCGCAATACCAGATTCTTCAGCGCGTCTAAATGCTGCATTAGATTGAACTGCTAATTGCTCTCTCGATACACCGCCAGGAACCTTTACGCCAATACCAAATGGAGCGCCTACAGCAGCACCAGCAAGTTGACCAGCAACAGGGCCATAAGACTCACCAGCAGTTTGAGCAGCAATGGCAGCAGGAGCAGCAGCAGCTAGTTGACGTATAGGCTGTTGCGCTAATGTTCCAGCAATATTTCTACCAAGTTCTGTAGTGGCAGTCTTAGCGACGCTTGGCAATGCAGCCAATTGACCAGCAGTGCCAGTTAATGCACCACCAGCAGCTTGAATTGCTCGCTCACTAGTATTTTGTGCAACAGGAAAACCCAACTTTGTAAGTAATCCCTCAACCGCACCAGATGGTGATGGTATCTGCATACCTTTAGGCAAAACTATATTTGCGCCTTGTGTAGCCATTTCAGCCAATGGCAATGTAAGTCCACCAGCAACAGCACCTATAGGGCCACCAGCTAAAAATCCAGCGCCAGCACCAGCAGCAACAGGCGCAGCGCCTCTAATAGCTAGACCAGCTCCACGAGTGAAGTCTTGCATTAGGCTAGTTTGTTGTGGCGTAGATACTTTTTGAATAGCCGCAACAATCTGCTCATCTGACATTGAATCAGGAAACTCAATTAATCCTTGACCTGGTACATCAATGACTTTAGCCATTATTCAAGTCTCCCTGTTGCAGGATTATATTTTCTTGCGCCAGCAGGAGCAGGAGGAGCTTGTTGATCTAATGAGTAAAAATCAGCGAGATCAGCAGTATCAGGACGATTACGCAATCTTCCTAAGTTTTTCTCATGTGCTTTAATTTTAAATTGCGATGTTTTTTCAAGAGCATTAAGCAAAGCCAATACTTCAGGCTGTGTAAATGTCTGCAAGTCACCAGCAGCAGCACGCTTAATCAAACCACGCTCATTTTCAGTAATTGCGCCTTGACCTTTCATTGCTTGTGCAGCAGATAATTCAAGACTTGCAAGACCTTGCATAGCAACAGCGGTATTTTTTAATTTCTCACTATCATCTTTACCAGTAATACCAAGACTTGTAGCTAATTGATCTACCACTCTAGGAACGCTACTCAATGGGCCAGCATATACACCAGATTGAATCAATGGGCGAATATTCTGAATCGCACTAAGAGTTGATTGAGCGCCTTGTGCAGCAGAAAATGTATTTCCTACTGATTCAGCAACACCTTTACCAAACTCAGTACCAAATGCCTTTCCAGCATTAACATTTACATTTGTACTGGTACTAGGAGTTCTGGTTTTTAAGAAACTCTCATACGTCCCTTTGTATCCTTTTGATTGTGCATATTCATATTCTTCAATACTTGTAGCAACTTTCCCATCTTTACCTGGGCCAGTACCTGTAATCAAATCAACTGTACCATTTGCATTAACCTGCCATTTTTGACCTTCTTTTGTTGGCAATCCAGCAGAAGTCGCTTCTTCAAGAGTAAGTATTCGTCCTTTTGCCTCATCAGCAGCAGAAGATGCAAACAATACATCTCCTGTAGGACTAACTAAAGTTCCACCTTTAGATACGACTGTAGGCTTTCTACTAACTGCTTCACGCTCAGAGATAATCCTAAATGCGCCAGCAGGATTAGTATCAAACTCATCAGCAAGATCAGGATACTTTAACTTCATTGCGGCAATGCCAGCTTGTTGCCTTTGTTGCAGCATTAGTTGTTGCTGCTGACCATAATTCTGAATGCCTTGTTGAATAGCACCCTGTGAGGCTTGCAAGCCACCACCAAGCGCACCAGCAATATTTTGTGCAGCAGTAGTGCCACGCGTACCCATGCCGCCTAGCAAGCCAATAGCAGCGCCTAGCAAGCCTTGTGTATTTGCTCTGCTTTGCAGCGCTTTAGCTTCTTCAGCTCCTAGCAAACCGCCGTAATAACTAGGAACAGTACCTAAGATATTTTGCAAAAAGTTAGATTGCGTAGGTTGATTGCTATTAATAGACAAGTTACTACGCTGTGCGTTTTGAGCTTCCATAGCAGCCTGGTATTCAGCTGCTCTACGCAATTCTTCTTGCTTTAGCTCCTGATCGTATCCAGAAGTACCGAATTCATATGCCATAATTTACCCTAACAATGAAGTGCGACGCTGCATCTGTGGTGACTTTTGGCTAAGTAAGCTCATAAAGTCTACAGGAGCGAATTGACCGCTTTGAATTGGTGGTGCTTGCAATACTTGTGGTGGTGGCGGAGGCTGCATCATTGCACCGCCAGCTTGTTTAGCCACGCTAGTTAGTGCGGGATTTTCATTCATTAATCCTTGAATATTCTTACCAGCACTCATTATAGATTGCGTAAATGTTGGTGGAGCGCCAGCCATACCCATTCCTGTATATGCAGGAGTTCCAGACAATGCTGGCAAAGATGGAGCTGCAAAGATGTTTGATGTTGGAATAATCGTTGCAGCCTGACCAGCAGCAGCATTACCAGCTGCGCCTAGCAAGCTAGTACCCAATGCTCCACCTGCCATTGCTCCTACCAGTGGATTCGCCGCTACAGCACCCATAGTGCCAAGCGCACCAGCTCCAGCACCCAAAGCACCAAGGCCTAACGTAGCAGTCGCAGGAGCCGCTACAGCAGCCGTAGAGCCAGCAGCAGATAATAAAGCAGCAGCAGAAATTGGATCAGCCATAATATTCCTTATCTTTTTATTGCAGAAGTCCAGCCGGTGTCGCTGTATTGACCGGAGCTAGCAGCCGCAGCAGCTTTTTCTGCTTCTGTTTGAGGCGCAACGTATTCTGTGGTAATTCCACCACGCGGTAAGCCAGTGATAAATGCACCATAGTTTTGCAGTGTTTGATACGGAAGATTAGCTGTGTAATCGTAGCGAGCCTTATCAGCAGCTTGTTGAGCAGCCGTGTAGCCCTCACCAACTTGACCAGCAGCAAGCAACCTATCAATATCAGCGTAATCAGCAGCAGCAAGGCCAGGAGCAGCTTGAGCAGCAGCCATACGTGTAGCTATATCCTCACCTCTTACGCCTTGAGCGCCAGCCAGTGCAGCCATTTGGTTAGCATAATCACTCTGGTAGACGCCTTGGCCTGCTTGAGCCGCAGCCATGCGGTTAGCAAGATCAGAACCGTAAACATTCTGAGCTGATTGCGTAGCCGCCATCTGATTAGCAAATGCTTGCTGTGCAGCAGTGCCAAGACCTTGAGCGCCTGTGAGTTGATTGACAAAACCTTGTTGCGATAGGCCACCAAGAGATTGCAATGCTTGTTCTTGCAAACCGCGCTCTTGCTGGTAATTTTGCAGGTATGCTTGTTGATTCTGTTCAGCCAAAGCACGAGCCGCAGCATCAGTCATCTTGCCAGCTAATTGTTGCTCTGCACCAGAACCATAGCGACCTGCCATCGATGTCTTGCTTTGCAGGCCACGGATACCTTCTTGTAATGATTCAGCAGATAGACGATTAGCCTGGCTTAATGCGCCTTCAAGGTATGGACTACCGCCAAGGTAGGCACCTTGTGACGTTGCGCGAGTGCCAGCTAATGCCTCATTCTGCATTGCGCCACCCTTCATTCCCTCATAAAAGGCTTGATTAGGATCAACGTAAGCATTTTGAGCTAACCCAGCAAATTGCTGCTGATACGGGCTTTGTGCTTGACCGATCTGATCAAATACAGAGCCATAGCCACTTTTTTGACCTGCTCTACCAGCGTATTGTGATTCGTAAGGGCTTTGAGCGCCCATTAAGCCACTAATGGTTCCTTGAGCATCACCCAATAATGGATTTCCAGCAGCAGCACGACTTTGAGCTAACTGCAAAGCTACTTGAGTGGTTGTGCTAGGCTTAACGTAGGTTTCACCACCATAGTAAGCAGGGCCACCAGCTTGTCGAAGTCTCTCTGCCTCACTAAGCGCTGTGTCAACGTAAGGACGCAGCGTAGGATCTAGTTTTGTCTCAGTAGGAGTAAAACTTTGTTGCGATGGGCCACCCATAATTAAACCTCACTTATCCATAGTCTAGGGCTAAATCCAAGACTTTTAGCCCTCTTAATCCAGCCTTTTCGATGGCTAGAAAATGTTATATATTTTGCGCCACCTTGACGTGCTACCTCTTTTATGTATTTTAATCCATTTTCGAGGTTATCATGTCTATTTTCTAACGACCAACCAGCCCAAACATGCAATTTATCGCCATCTGGCTGCAATACCCAATACCCTATAACTCTACTGTTATCAATCAACGCCCAAAGCATCGATCTACCGTTGTAGCAATCTACATATACATCTTCAACAATCCAATCTTCAGGGCTTTTAGTTTTAACATTCTCTAAACCTGGTTTAACGGAAGGCCACCAAGACCTTAGCTCTTGCGGAGTAATGTATTTAGTTTCCATTAGCCAACAATAACATAATCGTAGGTTCTCCCTGCTACTGTATTTGCTGCGTGAGTAATAACAGCACTACCTTGTGACTTTGAGCTTATGAATGGATCTTCAAATGTATTGCTTGTGTATCCATTAGAGGAAACGTGTTGTATCGTAAAAATCACAGATGGCGTTGCTGGCCTTGTAGGGCTTGTTTGAGCAGGAATATTCTGCATTGACACAGTTGTATTGCTTGCGCGCCACATAATCTCAACATAATCATTTTTAGCCATTGGCAAAAAGAAATTAAGTGCTGCAATTAAGCCGCCATCTGTAGAGCCATGTCTGTTACTAATACTGAATTCGCTATTTGATTTAGGTACGTCTACACCGTTCTGTCTAAACCAGATACTAATGTCTTGAATTTGAGAGTCTGTATTTAAAAACTGAGAGCTAAATTGAATGTTCCATAAACCAGAATAAGCTACAGTTACCCGTGATCCGCTAACCACCGACACACCTAACGCATAATCTAAAGTGTTATACGTCATTGGATAAGCAGTTGTCGTGCTTGCAATAGTCTGATCTGTATCGTCTTGGAATGCACCATACGGAACATAAGATGTTGACGATACCAATGCAGTAGGAGTTAATAGAATTACACTATCGTAGCCTATACGCTCATTGTAGATTGTTGTACTAGTAGCGCCACCAGTAGCCAACGTAACGGAGCCAGTATTATTGGTCTTTCCGTCCATTATGCCTCGCACTACTTCTGCGACAGCTCGCTGATCTCCACCAAACGGAGGAAGCGTTCTAAACTGTGTCATCGGCCACCTTGTTTAGTAATATCAATATCCACTCCGACAGCAGTAGACCATGAGCCAGATGGAATTGTTTGCACTCGCATATATCTACCAGCAGATCGTAATGGCGCTCTGCCCTCTGTATCAGCCGCTACAGGCGTCGTATAGCTAATAGCGTCAGATAGGTTAGCTCTAGCTGAAACAGCTACAGAAGCCGATCCACCGTCTACCAATGGCCTAGCAAGTGTAATCACAGACCTGCCAATATCAATGTCACCAGTAACAATAGACGCTGTTTTGTTAGCACCACCAAAGGTAATGATCTTTTGGCCTGATACACCAGCAAATAGCGGATCACCACCAGCCCATTGACGAGCATCTAACGATACTGGTAGCGCATCAATACTGGTACTGTACAAGTCCAATCCTTCAAGTGTTACTGGAGGCGTAATGGCAATAGAGATAGCAGATGCAGTAGTTTCAACGTAAGACCATTTACCTGTATCAATGCTGTATATCAAGATTAATTTACTTGCGAATACATTGCTAAAACACCAAGCAATAAGACGCTTAACAGGATCAACCGACGATGACATTAAGTTAAAGCTATTAGGGTCAGCGTTATCAAAAAACCATTTGTCTACCTTGCCAGCGCTAATAGATTTAACGGTCTGACCGTCTGATACATAAAAACCGTCATTAGATAAGAAGTAAGTTAGGCCATTATATTGAACAACACTACCATTAGATAAGCAGCCAATACCACGCGATATAGCATCAAACTGAAAGAATAACGGACTGCCGATATAACTCATGCGGTAGATGGCTTTTTCTAGCAAGACTAAGCCATACTCACCACCAGCCAAGCCCATGATGTCACCACCGTCAGCAATTACCTGACTGTCTGATTGGCTAGTAGCGCCAGGTGTCCAGTTAGTCTCATCATTAATATCAGACCAGTAAACTTTATTTTCAAAGCTAGTTACATTGGCAGCAACAACAAAATCACGAACTACTGTTATGTATTTAGCGATAGGCGCAGCAGCAGCAACATCAGCAAAGTAATCAGTTGTATTTAACTCAACAGCCTGTATCTTATCTAAACCATTTGCAGCCAACATTACAGCGCCAAATTGAACAACATCCCAAGATACAACATCTGTGTATCCTGTTGTAGTCATTGCCTCTAATGCTCGAGTCGAATTATTGTATTTGAATATTTGACTAGCACCAGCAGCAAACAATGTAGATACTTGGGCATACTTTCCGGCAAAAACTGTTAGCAAAGTTTGACTTGCGCTCCCGCTTAAATCTGCCTCTGACTGCATTGGCTCATAGCCATTAGTCACAGGTATACAGTTTTTAGCTTCCGTAAGCGCACCAGTAACGCCAGGTTGGTCTGGTAGCCATTCGCCAAATACTAATTTTGTCTGAGCCATGTATTACTTTCAGCAGGTATATTTGTCCATGTATTACTATTAGCAGAAATATTGCTCCATGTATTAGGAGACTCAGTTGCATCAACCCATTCATCACCAATGATTGTACCAATTGTAGTAACTGCAGCATCAGATGTTATATTGGCAAAAATAAAATAACTTGCATTTGGACTACAAGTTATAGTTGCGTATCCATTTATAAATGCTTCTGCATTAATTTGTCTTGACCCATCAGAAACAACTGTTGCAAATCCTAAAATATTAGCTTGCCCAAAATATATATAATTTGCAGAGGCAGTAACTACAGCTATGCCATTAATTGATGCAGATGAGCTATAAATTCCTGATCCACTACATAATATTGTGGCAAAACCATTAACTGCTGCATCGCCAGATACTATTAATCCAGTTGTGCTAGTCGATATTGCAGCGGCAGATAACGGATAAAATCCAAGCATTGCTTACTCCGGTTGCGTAGGCCAAGTAATTATCCAAGGAAACCCATCTTGTGATGATATATCACGTAAAGCCTGACGATACGCAGCCCATACAGTTTGGTCTACAGGAGCGTCTGCTACTTGAGTCCAATCACATTCTTTGAGCTTGTCATTGCGACTTGTACGCACCGACTTAGCCTGATCTGCGTCCTTAGATGCCTTATAAGCAGCCTCTTGCTCCGCTGCCGTTTGTGCTGGCTCAGTCTCAGTAGCAGGACGATCAGTAAACACAGGCCCAAGAATGTATTTAGTAAACCACTTACCATCTATTAGTTCTACACCAGAAGCCTGCGAGTATTGATAAACATCGCCGCCTGTAGCTTGTGGGCCTTCAAGCACTACATCAGCACCAAACTCGTCTAATGTTTCTGCGCTAATTTGCTGTGAAAATGAAGTGTTTGGGTGAAGTGCGCGAAACTCACCTTCATACATTACTGCGCCAGTTTCTCTGATTCGTACTTGCATGATTAGCCTTTAAGCAATAGCTAAGAATATATATGTTGCTGAAGATACATTAACATTGGTAGCTGCAACTTGATTAACGATGAAACCTGAATTATCAGGATCAATAGTGTCATCTGTAGTAACTTCTGCTGCTGTGGTATTAAGACTTAAATGTGGGTCATTACCAGACACAATACCTCTAGCTGTATCCCATACGTACCAATCTCCAGTAGAGTCAGTTCGTTTAATCATCACAAATCTAGCGCCAGAAGTAAATCCACAAGCAATAGTTTGTGATGACCCGTTGCCTGTGTAGCTGCCTACTTTAGAGACCCCGAGGCAGGTTGCGAATAGATATGCGACGTAAGTTACTCCAGAAGTATGTAGGTTTGTATTGGCAGTATCCATAGCCATAAGAGTACTTGTTGGCTGGCTACTTAAACCAATACCGTCAGTCCACAAATAACTTGTTGTCGCATTAGTCAAATTTAAAAATGACCTATTTACACCAGAAGATGTCATTTGACTAAAAACAATCCAACTTCCAGCAGCAGACCTTGATTTAAATATAATTAATTCTGGCACAGCACCTAAATTGTGAAATACATTTTGCGCTGTTGTTCCCGTCCCCGTATAGCAAACCACATCAAAGAAGCCAGGTGCGCGACGGAAGTTCCAATAAATCCTGTTTTGACCAGTTAAAGATGCGCTTATTTGATAACCTGTATTGTTCCAATATCTAGTTGTAGAAAAAGTACTTGATTCTGCACTTGTATCATTAGATGTAAGAATAGGATTGTTTGTTTCTGTATCTGTTGTATTTACTCTACGTAATCGATCTTGCCAGAGAACATTTCCGCCGCTAGGAGTCCGATACTGGATAATTTGTGCATCTACTGGAAAGCCTGTAGTTATTACAGTGCCAGTTGCCGCTGTAGTAGCAGATGGGAAAAACACACTTGTCCCCAATGTAGGAATTTTCATTGGCCGACGTATAGCTATGTAGATGAAGGTTGAGTTCGCAACCCCAGACTCTCCAGGCGCTGGTGTCCAGCCGACTGCGTCTATCTTGTCATAGTTGTAGTTAAATGTACTTATCGATTCCTCTGCACTAGAACTAGGCGAGAGAACACTGTTGGCAGCTTGTTGTGCTAGTAGGCAGTTTCGTGTGTTATCAAATATTTTCCAATAGCCGCCAGTTGAATCAGACCGTTTCCAAAGGATCCATTGAGGTTCCCAACCAAGGTTCTGTAAGGTTGAATCTCCGCTTGAGTTCGTAGTGAACGAACCACACGAAATCACATTGTCCGTACCAGTAAGACCAAAGCCTCCTGCGTTGTGGGCAAAGACGTAAGCTACGTAGCTACCACCAGAAGCATTAACAATTGTCGAAGTACCAAGACTAAAAACTGTACTTGTTGGAGTTGTACTGTTCCAACGCGTTGTTCCTGTAAGTGCTGCGGATGTTCCGCTAAGTATCATGTATTGAGTGTTTGCCAAACTGCGATGGTAAACATTCCAATCTTCAATTGCATCTGTACGTTTGATAATAATACAACCCGGAACTGACCCAAGATTATGTGGAATAGTTGTATTAGAACCAGTCCCCGTATAAGTCACAATATCAAAGAACTTAGGCTGTTCGCGGAATGTCCATGAGGTGTAAGTTCTACCTGAGCTATTTAAATCACCATAACTGTTATTTTGCGTAAATCCATTTGAGTTAAATGACGTTATTGTTCCAGGATCGTTTGCTTGCGCACTTGTGCTATTAGTATACAAAAATTTACTAATACCTCTAACACTATCAATTAAATTATGGTTTGTTCCCGTGGTGTTTCTGCATTTAATCCAAACCAACCCACCCTTACCAGCTAGATCAATACCATTGGTAATTGTTTGAGTTGTGCCGTTACCATTATAAAGATACGTAGAGAACATATCCTCGATGTAATTAGCTGCTGAAGATACCTGCGAGTTTTGAGCGCTAAACATTGCAATCCTTACAGGTAGTTTTGACCAGCGTTTGAGCCAATCC